TTCTGTTTTTGCTACCCAATCGTAATTGTCTAGCTAGATAATAAAGGGATATAAAATTCATCAACCTTTGTTAACCTCTTTGTGTATCGCTTTACGTCTTTCGAGTGCGACAAGGATTTCGCCTTGTGGGATTGTGAACGAGTTTTCCCTCCCTATAGGAATATTATAAGCGATTTCGCTATGAAATTACCAGTAATTTCGAGGTTAAATATGCAGTTATTTGCCACCCAAATAGGGGGGATATTAGACCTGATTTGCCCAGAGCCTGGTGGCCCCTCCGCATGTACAACTTTAAAAAATTTTGACTGTTTGGTAAAAGGGCCATTGGCGTATCATAATGATACTCTCTTACACGGACTTCAAAGGAAGCTTAGTATATGCTCGAACCACGGGGTCTTTCCCATATACCCAACAAAAATAATTCTTGACTTCCCCTCGAAAATTTGATATAATTCACATATGAAGAATGAAATCGCAACCAAGATGTCTCCAGAGGGATTAACCATTGCTAATACTTATTTAGAAGTTGGTAATGTCCCAGCAGTTTGCGCCCGTCTAAAAATGGACACAGCTAAAGTCTCGGAAATGTTAAACAAACGAGAAATAAAAGCATATATAGACCAAGTCTATCTGGACACTGGTTATCGCAATCGATTCAAACTAGCAAACTCACTAGACGACCTAATAGAACGGAAGCTTGAAGAAGCAGAAGAATCACAAATCTATACAAACAAAGATCTAGCCGATCTATACGTAATGGCACACAAAATGCGTGTAGACGAAATGAAGGCTATGACAGAACTTGAGAAGGCAAAAGCATCAAATATCAAGAATCAGACAAATGTACAAATTAATTCAGAACTACCTTTCGGACAAGGTAATTATGGAAAACTTATGGAGAAACTTTTAAAGGAGGATGATAATGTTGTTAAGTAATTATATGGATGGTAAAAAGAGTGCAGAAACATTTCTGGAAAATGGAGTGTACGGATGTAATTTTTACAAGAAAGATAAACATATAGCCAAAGAGCTATATCCAGGACATAGTGAGTCATGGGCAGAGGACTGCGCAGAAAACTATGTATTAGGAATTAAAAAAATTGTACAGCAAGGAAGTAACTAAAAGGTTTTACGATGTTTTGGCAAGTCCAAAACAATTTAGCGTGGGCAGGTTCGATCCAAAAGACCCCGCTGTAGCCACCGGAATGATAGGAGCCCCAGCATGTGGCGACGTCATGAAGTTACAATTAAAATTAAATGAGCAGGACATAATCGTAGACGTCAAATTTAAGACGTATGGTTGTGGGTCTGCTATTGCATCATCTACTATGTTTGTAGAGATGTTGAAAGGTAAGACAATAGAAGAAGCTAAGGAAATCAAAGACAAGGACATTGCGACTGCACTTGATTTACCGCCTATCAAATTACATTGTTCCGTTCTAGCAGAAGGTAGTATTAAGAGTGCTATACAAAACTGGGAGGATAAGAATGTGGAAAAAATTTCACAGACTGATGAAGGCAGGACGACTGCCGAAAGTCTTTAAACTAATAACTTAAATGGAAGTCACGGATATAGCATATGAAAAACTTTTGGAAAGAGCAGCACAAGAAGGCAATACTAGCTTTTTTATCGCTCTGCGCCCAAACGGTTGTGCTGGTTTCGAGTACATCTTTGATTTTGCTGATGATGGCGTTAAGAACGGTCACAATGACCATTACACGTATTATAAAGGTGATATTAAAATAATAATCGATTCTATGTCATATGCTTATCTAAACGAGGTAGTCTTGGACTACCAAACAAACGGACTTAACGAAGAATTTAAATTCGTTAATCCACAAGCGACTGCGGCCTGTGGCTGTGGTCAATCAGTAGGATTCTAATATGAATAAACTATTATCACTGCTCTTAGCAGTACCAATGTTTGCGTTTGCAGACATAACACATGAAACTGGAGTAGCATCGGACTACGTTTGGAGAGGGGTAACTCAAACTCAAAACGGACCTTCGTGGTACCACACTTCTAGTGCTTGGATGGATAACGGTCTATACGCAGGAGTATTCGTAGGCAATGTTGAGTTTAATGACGAAACAGATGTCGAACTGGATTTGTTCGTTGGCTGGTATAAACAGCTTGGATGGTTAGGTGTAAATCTTAGCTATTTTAAATACGACTATATGGATAAAACTTTACCTAGTTTCGAAGAGACTAGAGTTGGAGTGGACTTCTGGAAAGTCGATATGAACTGGTTCAAAGATATGGACACTGATGCAGAATATCTAGAAATGGGCTTTAATTTGTGGGACGGTGGCACCTGGGGTGTTGACGTAATGCATATGTCCGATACAATGGATATGGATATGTATGGAGCAAAAGTAGAGTGGATGATGTCGAACAAACTAAAAGTAAACTTAACAGTTTACGAAGAGGAACAATTAGTTGGTCTTGCGTACGTTTGGTAAATGGAACAGGCATTTAGTCTAATAGCTGACCTCGGAGCCCCTATAGCAGGGGCTTTGGCAGCTGGAGCTTTTATATTTATAATCATGAAACAGATAATGTCTGGAGTAGTTGGACAGATAGGTACACTAAAAGGTTTTACCGAAAGTCTCGTAACCAGAATTAAAACAATGAATAATGATATGATTAGATTGGACACTAGTGTAAGCAGCGCTCTAGAACTTACACCAGATTTAGATAGAATTGCTAGAGCAGAAAACTTCGTAGAGGATGGAAAACTAGACGTCAGGAGAGATTAATGGAAACTATAGTATTTTATGTTGAAGAATTTGGTTTTCCTGTAGTCGCAATGGTGGGACTTGGATATTTCGTATACTATGTCTGGAACACAATGACAAACGTGATTGGGCCAGCAATAAAAGGAATGCATTTCGCACTAATAAAGCTGATAGACCAAATACGTATGCTCGACAACGATATGATTCGTTTACAGCAAAAGGTAAACACTGTTTTACAGATGAAAGAAAATGAAAAAAAGCGTAATAACACTAATAGTACTAGCAACGACAGTAAACGCAACGGAACTGGTACATAAATTCGGATCACCTAGTTTTAGTGGGATTAATCAATCTGCACACTATTTAACTATTGATGAACAAGAAAGAACAAGAAAAGAAGCACTAGCACAAAAAGCTCAGGATGCTTTAGACGAAGCTCAAAGAGAAGCTGAAAACACAACACTTGCAAAATTCCTAAGAAACTTAGAAAGTAGAATTTACTCTACACTTGCGAAAGATATCTCGGAGTCCTTATTTAATTATGATACTCCAGGCACCTTAGAAAATCCTATATTTGGAGAAATCTGGTTAGAAGGAAATAGAATCATCTGGATGAACGATGGCGTCAATATTACATTGACTGTCGAAGAATGGATGGATGGAGTTCTACTTTCTACTACTACGATTGTAATACCAGTAGGACAGTTTGGTGGATGTTTTTCAGATTGTGCAAGCGGTTAAGTTACTCTCAATATTACTAATACTACAAGGCTGTGCTGTAATTGGCATGCCTAAATCAAACATGGACTGCAATGGCGATTTCTTAGCCTGTACGCAAGGTCCTGTTATACAAACATCTGCTACAGAGCAGTTGTTGAATTTACCATACCCAAACCAAAAAACTATAGTAGCCGTCTACCAATTCAATGACTTAACAGGTCAAAGAAAAGGTGGAGATAACATTGCTAGTTTCAGTACTGCAGTGACGCAAGGCCCACACCATATACTAATCGAAGCACTTAGAGATGCTGGTAGAGGTAACTGGTTTGTAGTTGTAGAAAGAACAGGTTTGGATGGACTTACGAAAGAAAGACAATTAGTGCGAACTACCTTTGAAAATTACGGTGGTGGCAGTGATGCAAAAACAATTTTAAAACCCCTGTTATATGCAGGGATGATTATTGAAGGTGGAATAATTAGTTATGACACTAACATAAGAACTGGTGGTAACGGTGCTCGATACTTAGGTATCGGTATGAAAAATCAATATCGTGAAGATATCGTTACAGTAACATTAAGAGCAGTATTAGTTCAGACAGGAGAAGTCTTGTTAAATGTTACAACCACAAAAACCATATTGTCTACTGGAGGTGGAGGCGATGTATTCAGGTTCATAGAACTTGGTACAGAACTCGTTGAAATCGAAAGTGGCTATACGGAAAACGAAGCTGTTGGACACGCCACAAGAGCTGCTATTGAAGCAGCTGTATACGGTTTAGTTGTTCAAGGCCTCGAAAAAGAGGTTTGGGATTTTAATTACTCAAGCCTGGGAGAAAAATAGAATGAAAAAGATACTAGGACTATTCGCGATATGTCTATCTTTTACAGCGTTCGCTGGGAACAATGATATTTATATCACCCAGACAGGTACAGGACTTACATTGACTATTGACCAGATAGGTGCTACTAATACAATTGGTACAACTTCTGCAAGAGCAACTTTGTCAGGTACATCTATGACAGTAGATATAGACCAGATTGGAGATACTAACTCCTTTCTAGCTTCTATCCTACAAGGCAACTCATCCAGCTGGACTTATAACGTTACTGGTGATTCTAACTCAGCTACTTTAGCTGTTGGAGCCACAGGTGATGCAGCTAGCTCAGATTTTGATTATATCACAGTCGGAGATAGTAACGTACTAGTCTGGACACAAGGAGCAGCTTCAACTGCTACTGGTGCAAACAATGATTTTGCAATAACTGGTACATCTAATAGTGTTACTGGTGTTTGTGAGGTTGTGGGTTGTATTAATAATTGGGATATAGATGGTAATAGTAATACTATAACCACTTTACAAACAGGTTCAGCTGACCATGCTATTACGGTAGCATTAACTGGTAGCTCAAATACTGTAACTATTGACCAAACTGATACTGCAAGTACGAACGTTGCAAACATAATATCTACCACATCAAGTGGTACTATTAATGTAGACCAATGCGCATCTGGCTGTTAGCACTTTTTAGTGTTTCGGCCTTGTCAACTGAAATAGGAGAGATATCTGAATTACGGGGTACCGGCGAGATAACTAGAAGAGATTCTGGAGACTCTTTGACTGCAGAACTACAGTCAGATATCCTCCCTTTCGATGATGTTAGAACAGGAAACGGCAGATTAGCCATTGAGTTTTTAGACAATTCAGTTGTAAGACTCACAGAACAATCAAAACTAATCATAGATGAATACATTTATGATCCAGACCCAAGCAAGTCAAAAATGGCACTCAACATGGCGTCTGGAACAGCTAGGTTTATTTCAGGAAAGTTCGGTAAAATGAACAAAGAGAATATAAGCATAAAGACTCCCACAGCTCAAATAGGTATTCGTGGGACAGATTTCACAACAACAGTAGACGAGCTAGGAAGAAGCCTCGTTATACTACTTCCCGATGAATTCGGAAACTCATCAGGAGAGATTACAGTAACAACAGCAGCAGGAGTAGAGGTTCTTAATGAGGCCTTTCAAGCTACTATGGTATCAACATACGAACAAAGACCAACACCNAAGGTTAAACTNAGTGGTATCACACTTGGAATGATTGACAATATGCTTATAGTAAATAAGCCCCAAGAAGTAGTACAAGCTGTTGAAGAACAAGAAGCAGGAGTATCACCGACTGCCGAATTAGACAAAGACTTCTTTGACGATGCACCAGATTTAGACTGTGATGCATTAGTAGAAGAATGTGACGAAGAAGATAAAGAAGTCACAAGACTAGACATAGATTTATTAGGTGTAGAATTTCTCGTAGACTTATTAGCATTAGTAGAGACTACAAATAAGAAAGGCTCACAGGCTTCTCAGCTAAATGGAGTAGAGTTAGAAGGTATCATAGGAGGATTCGATCCAGTATACCAAACCTACACATTTGTTGAAGGAGATATAATTTATTTTGTACATGAAGGACAAAACAACTACGATATAGGTATCGACACAAACGCAGGTACTTATTTATATATTGACAATGCAGGAGTAATTATGGAGGTAAGTATAAATGGTGCGGGCGATAACGTTATTATTATTAATCAGTCCCCTTAGTTTTGCAGGAGATAACTCTACTACAATTATTACTAAAGGTACTAACAATCAAATTACTACTAAACAAATTGGCAATGGTAATACTACCACTATTCTTTGCGGAGCAAATTCTGGAGGTGCTATTCTAGGAGCTAATTATAGTTCTCACAGCTGTACAAATGCTACATGGAGCAGTATAGTAGAAGGTAATAGTAATAATGTTAAGATGTTTACTGTATGGTCAAATAACATAGGAAACTCTACTACCGTAACTATAGACGGAAATGATAACTATGCATATGTTGACCAAGACGAAGACGACAATACAGTAACCGTTACTCAAACAGGGAATGATAACCATTCGGAATCATTAGGCTCAGGAGACGATAATGTTTATTCAACTACTCAAACAGGAAACAACAAATATAGTAAAATATTCTTTTTCGGTGACGATTCTAATATCACTGTTTCTCAGTATGGTACTGGCCAACATAATTCTTATATTTATGGAAATGGTGCTGCGCACCGTAACACGGCTAATGTAACTCAATATGGTACTGGAAATAAAGATGCAGACATATTCTTTTACAACTCTGATAATGAAGTAGACTTAACACAATATGGAGCAGGAGCTCATGTAGCAAATATGAAATTTTATACAACAGGATATGATGTAGGAGTAACACAGTCTGGTGCTACGAATCAATCTTATACTGCAACTTTTAACTGTACGTCAGAATGTACAAAAACAATAACAATCACACAACAATGAAAGAAGAAAAAATCCTACAGGTCGTAAACCTAGCACCTAGTGAAGACTGGGTAGAAAAAATAGTAGACGTACATCCCATGAAACAAATCGTTTGGATGTCAATAGTCCAAGTATGCGTATTTGGATTTATGATATTATCGTTTACAGTTATTAACTTATATGTATCATGAATAAACTTATTAATTTAGGACTTATGTCCCTTTTCTTAGGAATCCTAATTTGGAATCCTACCCCTTTACAAATACTAGAACTAAAAGTATTTGACTATCTCATAATGTCTGACGAACCAGTACAAAATGAGAATATTCTTATAATAGACCTTGATGAAGAAATCGTAGAAGCATACGGAGGTTATCCATTACCGAGAGACTTATACGCATCTATTATAGAAAGAACAAGTGCTGTGCCTGGTATCACAGTGTTGATGCCAGACCCAGACTTGCGGAATTCAGACAATGATTTCAAACTAGCTGTTGCTATGAGTAACATACCAACTGTTTTAGCTTCGGCAGTATCTCTACAATCAGAGAAAAGCGGTCCTCATGTAGGCACTGCACAGTTAGGAGAGGATCCTACACCATGGTTGTTTAAATATCCTGGCATAATACGTACTGAGAAGAATTTAGCACTAACTCGTTCCGGCGCAGGTATCGTTACAGCAACCCCTGAGCTCGATGGAGTCACAAGAAGAGTTCCTCTTGTTGTAAATGTCCAAGATAAGTTATATCCATCCTTCGCTTTAGAACTTTTACGCGTGGGAGTTGGAGATCCGTCGTATCAATTACGTACTGGCCTCTCAGGAATCGAGTCAGTAAGAATACCAAACTACCCAACCATAACAACTGACCCCTATTCACGCATATTCCTTGACTGGAATACCAATTTTACCAGACAATCCGCTTCAGAGTTTATGGAAGCGCCTATAAATGCTCCTTTTATTATAATCGGGGTTACGGCAGAAGGAATTGTCAACCCAGTAGCGACTCCAGCAGGACCAAAGTTCCCACATGAGTTGCAAGCTAACCTATTACACAACCTTATTGAAGGTACATCACCATCCATCCCGACATGGAATGTCACAGTAGAGCTTCTTTCTGCTCTATTAGCTCTACTGCTGATTTTACTAGCGTCTAGGAGTATTTATTTTTCACTGCCTATGATAATTATCGTAATCGGTGGCTGTATTTACGGAGTCCTGGAAGCTTATAAATCTTCTTACTTGATTGACCTTAGCGGTGTCGTAATCATCTCCATTTTGTTTTGGAGTATTGTAACATTCAAGAGTTTTATTACAGAGTATCTCGCAAAACTTCGAATCAAACAACAATTTGGGACATATGTTAGCCCCGA